TAAGAACGGAACTGAAGAACCTGTCTTGACAGTGAAGGACTACAAGAGTAATCGTTATGCTAACGAAGTGGCAATCTTGGATGATGCAGGACACATAGTAGCCAAGGTGATATACCGTCCAGAGAAACCATTGTCCTGCGGAGCAGAGGTCTGGATAGAAACTCATAGAGAGGTACGCTATGCTATTAAATAACGTGACCATCATACTCTGGGACTTTACCAGAGAGTCAGCAGGAGAAGAGGTAGCAAAGCTACGCTTCAAATACATTGACAACGATACACTAGAGAATATAATCAATACATGGCTTGAAGAGTCAGATGCTCTGTATGACCCTGACATGATCAAGTGTGAAGTAACGTACAACTACTTACCAATACACGCAAAAGCGAGTTGATGAATCTACTGGAAGAACAGATAAAACTAGAGCAAGAGTCCATTGACTACGGAGTTGACCACTATCGTAGTCAGGTTCAAGAAGCAAAGAATACTCAGCGTGAGTCCACCACGTTGCACGGTATCACACTGATGAAACACAGTGTGGACAAGGTGGCAAACAAGATCGCTGAGTTCCTTGAAGAGTCTCTTGTCGAGGGTAAAGGAGGCAGACACGCAACGTCAGCAGTGAAGCTGAATGAGATAGATCCAGAAGTCAGTGCCTACATTTCTTTGAAGTGCATGGTAGACGGTATCTCCACGAGGACATCCCTCACCAAAGGATCGGTGATGATCGGTGGAGCACTGGAAGATTACTTGAAGTTCTCCATTTGGGAATCAGGAGAACGCAGGATCTTCAACCGTGTACTCAAAGATATCAAGGCACGGACTTCTAACAGACAGTTCCAGAGGTACAACGTCATCCGTAAGATGAACAACGTACAGAACATTCCGCACACTATGTGGGATAGTGCAGATAAACTACGAGTCGGTACTAAACTGATCGACATCGTAATACAAACCACTGGTCTGTTCAAGGTACAGACTTTCCAAACCTCACGTAGGGCACGAGAGTCTGTCATCCTACCAACACAGGAAACCTTGAAGTGGATCGAGGAAGTCAACAAACGTGGTGAGGTACTGCATCCAAGGTACTACCCTTGCGTGATACCACCATCTGATTGGTCAGGTCCACGAGCAGGGGGATACCACACTGACAAGCTCAACCAGATACCAATGGTCAAGACTCTCAACAAAGAATACCTTGATCAATTGGACACGATAGCTATGCCAAAAGAGTACCGATGTATCAATGCACTACAACGTACTAAATGGCAAGTCAATAAAGATGTACTCAAGGTCATGAAGCAGGTGTGGGAGTCAGGTCAAGCGTGGCCTGGAATACCACCCAAAGAAGACTATGTGATTCCACCTGCACCAGTACCACAGGGTATGGTGAAGAAGGACATGGACCCACAACTGTACCAAGAGTTCATCACATGGAAGAAAAATGCGGCCAACTTATACAATGAGAATGCACGTATATCTTCCAAGAGAATACAGTTTGTACGGACTGTCAGTATGGCTGACAAGTTCAGTAAGTATGATGATATATACTTTGTATATCAGTCTGACTTTCGTGGTCGTAAGTATACTGTCAGTTCGTTTCTTACACCACAAGGACCAGACTATGCCAAGTCCCTGTTGAAGTTCAGCGGTGGACTCCCGATTGAGAATGATGAACAAGCAAAGTGGCTTGCAGTACACGGAGCAAACTGCTTTGGATATGATAAGGTATCTTTAGATGAAAGGTTTCAATGGTGCTTCGACAATCTTGAGAATATGCAGAGATCAGTTGAAGATCCTTTTGGATTCCGATGGTGGACAGAAGCCGATGAACCGTGGCAGTTTCTGGCATTTGCATATGAGTTCGTGGCCTTTTGTGACCAAGGCTATGGATTTCTATCTAGTCTCCCTGTTATGGTTGATGGGAGTAACAACGGTCTTCAGCATTTTAGTGCCATTCTTCGTGATCCTGTTGGTGGAAAAGCTACTAACCTTACCGATGAGGATGTACCACAGGATATTTACCAAGAGGTAGCAGATCTTGTGTACGAATCTGTGAGTAAGATGCAACATGAGGATACTCATGCACGACTCTGGATTGAATCAGGATTGATCACACGCAAGTTGACTAAGCGTCCTGTTATGGTCGTACCGTATGGTGGTACGATGTACTCATGCAGGGGTTACATTGAAGAAGCTATGCGTGATGAGTTTCTCAAAGGCAAGCCAAATGAATTTGGTGATGACCTTTTTAAATCTTCCATGTTCCTAGCTAGGCACGTATGGGATGCCATTGGTAAAGTGGTAGTCTCTGCAAGAGAAGCTATGAAATGGTTGCAGACGATTGGTAACAATCTTAGCAAGAAGCATATACCAGTTGTCTGGACAACACCATCAGGTTTCCTGGTGCATCAGATGTATCCTGCAACAAAGGAACGTCAGATCACCACACACATTGATGGTAAACTTATCAGACCTGTGCTATCAGATCAAGACCATAGCAAGGTAGACAGACACAGAGCAGTCAATGGTATTGCTCCTAACTTTGTCCATGCCTTGGATGCGAGTGCGTTAACTCTGACAGTAAACAAGTGTCTTGATGAGGGGATCGAGGACTTTGCTATGGTCCATGATTCGTATGGTGTGTATGCTCACAACTCTCCTGCCTTGGCTCTTAATCTAAGAGAAGCATTTGTGGAGATGTATGAGGATCACGATGTTCTTCAAGAGTTCAAGATGTATGCACTGGATGTACTTGATGAGGTTGAACCTCAACCAGAAATGGGAGATCTTGACCTCCGTAAAGTACTCAAATCAAACTACTTTTTTTCCTAACCCATGAAATACTGGTAATACAGGCTATTATAGCATGAAGTACGATGTGGATTATTTAAGTAGAGTGTGTATACACTACTTGGATAATGATGAACAAATACCTATTGACATTGTTTACCAGTGTGTTACACTTGGTATTGATGTCAATGAACTAGAACATAACCATTCATTAGGAAAGGAATTATGGCAAACAAACAGTACACAGTAACACCCAAAGGCAAAATGATGTGGGCTTACCTTCACAAGCCTGACACTCAGTTTGATTCTAATGGTGTGTTCCATGTCAAACTTCAGTTGGCAAACGGATCATCTGATGATCTACGTAAAGCAATCATGCGTGAGCACAAAGCCAACAAGAAGGAGGCTATGGCTCGTAACCCCAAACGAACATCCTTCAGAGAGTTTCTCCCATTCAAAGAGATCCTCAATGATGAAGGTCTTGCTGATGGATATGAGTTTCAGTTCAAACTCAAAGCGTTAGCAACCAACTCCAAAACTGGTCAGGAATTTACACAACGTCCTGTTGTTGTCGGACCTGACAAGATGCCTGTACCAAGTGACGTTACCATTGGTAATGGGAGTGTGGGTAAGATAGCTTTTGAGGCTATCCCATACTTTACCGGAAACAACATTGGTGTCAGTCTTCGTTTACGAGGAGTGCAAGTCCTTGAACTGGTTGAGTACCGAGCAGAGGGAACTGATATGTTCTCTGTCGAAGAGGGATATTCGATTGTAACAAGCTCAAAGAATGAACCAGAAGAAGAAGAAATGTTTGAGGAAGAAGAGCAGGACAACGAAGAGGAAGAAGACGAAGAGGACTTTTAAATCTTTGTTTGAAGAGTCGATTGCTCGTAATCTAAGCAAGCGGAAAGTCTCATATGATTACGAGCCACACGACATCAGTTATGTAACAGTTAGACAATATAGACCAGACTTCATCCTATCCAATGGGATTATCATCGAAGCGAAAGGGTATTTCCGTAGTGCGGATCAAAGAAAACACAAGCTCATCAAAGAGCAACATCCTGAACTTGACATTCGTTTTGTTTTCATGAAAGCTAATGGTAAAGTTCAAGGTAGTGGTATGACTTGTGCCCAATGGTGCGACAAGTACAACTTCTTGTACTCCGAAACTTACATCCCAAAGCAGTGGATAGACGAACCTAACCCTAACAAAAAGGAATCACAACATGATCGAAAGGTATCTCTTTCAGCGTGAAGTTGTTGAGGACGAAGACAAAGTATCCCATCGTGTAGAGATGGACTTTGAAGCTGAGTTCTTGACAGACCTTGCTGAACAGTTCCATTCATTCTTGATTGCTTCTGGGTTTTCCTACGTATCTGCGGTAGCAGTACAGAAAAGTAATGGTGACGTTGCTTGTTCTGATGGATGGGAATACTCAGCAGACGATGAAGATGATGACGATGATGAATACGAAGACTGAAAGTAGTTTTCTACGTCATCAATCGTGTGACAACTGCGGTTCAAAAGATAACGTAGCTGTTTACGATGATGGACATACGTGGTGTTTTGGATGCAACACTTACACGAAAGGTGATCGTATTGTTAACCCTCAACCAGAGAAAGGTATGACATTTATACACGGAGAGATTCAACATCTTTCCAAACGTAAGATCACTGAAGATACCTGCCGTAAATGGGATTACCAAGTTGGTGATTACAATGGCAGGAAAGTTCAAATTGCGAACTACAAAGATTCAACTGGAAGTGTTGTAGCTCAGAAGCTACGTATGTCCAATAAGCAGTTCTTATTTATTGGAGATGCAAGCAAAGTTACTCTCTTCGGTTCTCACTTATGGGCCGAAGGGGGTAAACGAGCAGTCATCACTGAAGGTGAGATAGATGCAATGTCTGTATCTCAAGCATTGGGTAATCAATGGCCCGTTTTCAGCGTACCCACTGGTGCATCAGGTGCATCAAATGCGATACGCAAGTCCATCGAAATGCTCTCAAAGTTTGATGAGGTTGTTATTGCCTTTGACAATGATGAAGCAGGACAGAAAGCGTCCAAGGAGTGTGCGAGTTTATTACCTCCTGGCAAGGCCAAGATTGCTAACCTTCCTATGAAGGATGCAAATGAGATGTTGATAGCAGGGCAGGTCAAGGAGATTACCACTTGTTTGTGGCAAGCTAAACCTTTTCGGCCCGATGGTATTATCCAAGGTTCAGAATTGTGGGACTTGGTTTCATCACAAGATGTGGCATCATCGTGTAAATATCCTTTTGATGGGATGAATCAAAAGACACTCGGTATCAGAAGAGGAGAGATCGTTACCTTCTGTGCAGGAAGTGGTATCGGCAAGTCTCAGATTTGTAGGGAGATCGCTTACCACCTTCTGTTGCAAGGGGAAACAGTTGGATACGTAGCACTTGAAGAAGCTGTAAAGCGTAGTGCTCTGGGATTCATGTCTCTTGCTATTAACCAACCTCTTCATTTGAGTGACCAAGAGATCGATGCTGAACAGTTCAAATCAGCATTCGATGATACACTTGGAACTCAGAGAGTGTTCTTCTACGATCATTGGGGATCACTTGATGGTGATAACCTCATAAACAAAATACGCTACATGGCTCGTGGGTGTGGGTGTAACTATGTAGTGTTGGACCATATCAGTATTGTGGTATCTGGTATGGAAGGTGGTGATGAACGTAGAATGATTGATAACACCATGACCAAACTACGTGCACTTGCAGAAGAAGTGAACGTAGGGATTTTGATGGTGTCACATCTCAAACGTCCTCAAGGTAACAGAGGACACGAGGATGGAGCTAAGACTTCTATGGCACAACTCAGAGGTAGTGCAGGGATTGGTCAGTTAAGTGACATTGTTATTGGTTGCGAAAGGGACCAACAATCAGAGAACCCAAACACTACAACTGTTCGTGTATTGAAGAATCGTTGGACAGGTGAAACAGGGATTGCCTGTTATCTGGAGTACGACAAAGATACTGGACGTATGACAGAGACAGAACAACCCCAAGAAATAGACTTTGATGACGATAAGGAAGAATCTAAAATAGAGGATTTCTAATGAGCCATATGAAAATTCTATTCGATATAGAATCCAAAGTTGGAAACAGCAAAGGAGATCTTATCAGTAGAACTGAAGATGTGTTTATTATTGTTACAAAGAATCTCGATGACAATAGTGTAATCACACACTACAACATCGAAGAAGGTCTTCGGTATCTTGATTGTGCTTCCGAGTTGATTGGACACAATATCATTGGGTACGATCTTCCTGTATTACAGAGGTTATATGATTATGTACCCAACGCAAGGATTACCGATACCCTTGTCATGTCACGGTTGGTCTATCCAAATCGTAGAGAACGGGATGCTATCCATCGATGGAAACATCTGGATACCAAACTTTACGGTTCTCACTCTCTCAAAGCATGGGGTCAACGACTTGACTTTGCCAAAGGAGATTACGGACAAACCGAAGACGCTTGGGAAAAACTAAGTGAAGCAATGGTAGAGTACTGTATACAGGATGTTGAGCTTACTCACAAACTGTACGGTATACTCAAACCAAAACTTCAGAGTCGTAAAGCTCTTAGCCTTGAGCAAGAACTTACAGTGATCTGTAATCGTCAGGAACGTCACGGCATTCCCTTCGATGTAGACAGAGCACAACACTTCTACTCCGAACTATGTGGTAGAAGATCTGAGTTACAGACAGAACTGATCGACAAGTTTGGATGGTGGTACACAGGTGAACTACGTGAACCTAAGACCAAACCATCTTACAGTAAGTTGATCAAGGTTGTGTTCAATCCAAGATCACGGCAACACATAGCCAAACGATTGAAAGACTTCTATAACTGGAAACCTACTGAGTTCACTCCATCAGGTGAGCCAAAGGTTGATGAGTCAGTTCTATCGAAGTTGGAATATCCAGAAGCTAAGTTGTTGACCGAGTATCTTCTTGTCAATAAACGTATCTCTCAACTAGCAGAGGGAGATCAGGCATGGTTGAAACTTGAGCGTAATGGTAGAATACATGGCAGAGTTAATACGATGGGTTCGGTTACGAGTCGGTGCAGTCATTCCCACCCGAATCTCGCACAGATTCCATCTGTTTCTGCACCATACGGTAAAGAATGTAGGGAACTCTTTTGTGCTCCTGAAGGATTTCGTTTCCTCGGAGTTGACATCAGTGGTCTGGAGCTACGTTGTCTTGCTCACTACATGGCTTTATTCGACAATGGTGACTACGGTAAAAAACTTTTGGAAGACGATATCCACACTGTTAATCAAAATGCGGCAGGTTTATCGACAAGAAATCAAGCCAAGACTTTCATATATGCTTTCTTATATGGGGCAGGAGATGAGAAGATTGGTTCGATTGTTGGTGGATCTTCTGAAGAAGGTGCGAAACTGAAGAAGAGATTTCTTTCTCAGATTCCTGCCTTGGAGAAACTTCGTAATGCTGTAAAGAAGAAAGCACAGAAGGGATATCTCAAAGGTTTGGACGGAAGACGTATCCCGATTCGTTCAGACTATGGTGCTCTCAACACCTTGATGCAGTCAGCAGGTGCTATTATCTGTAAGCGATGGGTTGTTGAGTTCAATAAACTGTTGACAAAGCGTGACTTTGTTGATACTATTGACTATCAGCAAGTTGCCTTTGTCCATGATGAACTACAACTCATAGTGAAAGATGAACACGCTGACAAAATCGGACAGACCGCAGTTGAAGCTATACAGATCTCAGGAGATAAGTATGGATTCCGTCTGCCACTCACAGGAGAATACAAGATCGGTGGATCTTGGGCCGAAACCCATTGACAGTATGGACATCAGATCAAGGGCATATGCCAGTGAAATGATTTCCATGTCATTGTTTGTAAGGTGGGGGTACGATGTGCTCCAACCTTTCACTCCAACAGAGTACGACTTCGTTGTGTATAAAAACGGAACGTACAAAAGAGTCCAGGTAAAAAGTACAGACAGAGGTATGTTTAAGTTGGTACAATCAGGTAACAAAAGACCTTACGATGATACTAGCTTTGACTATCTCTGTGCTGTTGAGATGCCTTTTGTTTGGGTAATACCTTGGTCATTTGTTCAGAACAAAACAAGTGTTAGCTCAAAAGTTTTGGAGAAAAAATTTTTAGAGTATCGATTCAACCTCACTGACCCTAAAACCTACAACCCAATATGAGAGTACTATTATTAGACGGAGACATAATTCTCTATACATCTACCACTCAGCATGAGACTGAGATAGATTGGGGAGAAGACTTCTGGACACTGACTTGTGACTTCAAGTCGGTGAAACAGACATTAGATCAAACCATTTCAGATCTTGTGGAAAAGACTGAAGCTGAGAAAGTTGAGATTGCTTTATCTGATCGTGAGAACTTCAGGAAGAAAATCAATCCTTCTTACAAAGCTAATCGTAAGTCTTCACGCAAGCCTATCTGCTTTGTTCCTGCTCGTGACTATTTGATTGATACTCACGACACTTACATACGTAAGACTCTTGAAGCAGATGATGTTATGGGTGTAAGAGCTACACGAACTGCTTACAGTGACACGTTTGAATACATTATTGTAAGCCCTGACAAAGACCTGCTAACTGTCCCAGGATATCATTGGGATTATGGAAAGGAGGTGATCCACGAGGTATCTGAGAATGAGGCAAACTATAATTTTTACAAACAAGTTCTTACTGGTGATGCTGTAGATGGGTATCCTGGTTGTCCAGGCATCGGCCCGAAGAAGGCTGAGAAGATACTTGATTCGTGTACCTCGCATTCAGACTTCTGGACTGCGATTACTAACACGTATGAGAGTGCAGGATTGACTGAGGATGACGCTATACTGAACGCACGTATGGCAAGGATTCTACGTTGGGAAGATTACCAAGACACAAAAGTAAAACTATGGATGCCTTATGAGTGAACAACTAGAACTGTTTGAAGACGAACTTAGGAACCCCAATCATTATTGTGAGGGGTTTGAAATTCAACCGATAGAATTTATAATGAAAAATGAATTTGACTTTGTTGAAGGAAACATTATAAAATACGTATCCCGATATCCACATAAAGGAGGAGTGAAAGATTTGAAGAAAGCAAGAGTGTACCTTGATATGTTGATCGAAAAGGAGGAAGCAAATGGTTGAATTACCTAGTCAATACCAACAGTTTATTCACTTGTCTAGGTACGCTCGGTGGAACTATGACGAGAATAGAAGAGAACACTGGAACGAAACTGTAGCCAGATACTTTGACTTCTTCACTCGTCATATGAAAGAAAACTGTGCTTACAACTTCTATGTCAAAGATGATGCTGATATTGTAGCAGAGTTAGAGAGTGCAGTTCTAAGTCTGGATGTGATGCCTAGCATGAGGTGTCTCATGACCGCTGGACCTGCACTAGAAAAAGAGAATGTCGCAGGGTACAACTGTAGTTATCTTCCAGTTGACTCTGTGCGTTCTTTCGATGAGATCCTATACGTTCTTATGAACGGAACTGGTGTTGGATATAGTGTAGAATCTAAGTACACTGAACAGTTACCTATAGTTCCAAACGAACTACATCCAACTGATACTTGCATCGATGTACGTGACAGTAAACTAGGATGGGCCAAAGCGTTTCGTGAGTTGATCAGCTTGCTCTATGCAGGACTGATACCAACATGGGATATGTCTAAAGTACGTCCTGCTGGTGCGTTACTAAAAACATTTGGAGGTAGGGCAAGTGGTCCTGATCCTCTGAATAAATTATTTCTATTCACTTGCAAGATATTTGAAAATGCCAAAGGAAGAAAACTCAGACCAATCGAATGTCACGACATTGTTACAAAGACAGCAGAAGTCGTGGTGGTTGGTGGTGTTCGCAGGTCTGCTCTTATTAGCCTCAGTGATCTTGGGGATGAGCAGATGCGACTCGCAAAGTCAGGAGCATGGTGGGAAGAGTTCCCCCACAGAGCACTCGCAAACAACAGTGCCAACTACCATTCCAAACCCGACACAGGGACATTTCTTAGGGAATGGTCTTCCCTCTACGAAAGTAGGAGTGGAGAACGTGGAATCTACTCTGCGTTCAATGCAAGAAAACAAGTTGAACGATTCTCTTTCCGAGAGCCTAGAGATGACTTCGGGACGAATCCATGTTCTGAAATAATCCTTCGGCCCAGAGAGTTCTGTAATCTATCAGAGGTAGTGATCAGACCTACTGACAAAAAGAAAGACTTGATTAACAAGGTAAAACTTGCTACGATCTTGGGTACATGGCAGAGTACACTAACCAACTTTCGATACCTTCCTAAAACCTGGAAGCAGAACTGTGAAGACGAGAGACTACTTGGAGTTTCACTCACAGGGATCATGGACAACAAACTAACTATTGATCCTGACCCTGAGTTGTTGACAACTTTGAGAACTGTAGCTCGACAGACAAACGCAGAGTGGGCAGAGAAACTAGGGATCAACGAAAGTGCTTCAATCACTTGCATCAAACCTAGTGGTACAGTATCTCAACTATGTGATTCTGCTAGTGGTATCCATACACGACACAGTGATTACTACATCCGTACTGTACGTGGTGACAACAAAGATCCGTTGACTCAGTTCTTGAGAGATCAAGGTGTAGTAAACGAACCTGATGTTATGAAACCAGACAGTACTACGGTATTCTCTTTTGCTGTTCAATCACCAAAACATTCTATCAAAAGAGATCAATGGTCTGCACAGAGACAACTAGATCAATGGATGATGTACCAAGAGTTCTGGTGTGAACACAAACCTAGTGTGACTATATCCGTCAAAGAAGATGAGTGGATACCAATTGGATCATGGGTCTTCAATAACTTTGAGAAGATTAGTGGCATATCTTTTCTACCTTACAGTGAACACTCATACCAACAAGCACCATACCAGGAATGTGACAAGGAACGATACAAAGAAATTGCTTCTAAAACACCTTCTATAGTATGGGAAGATCTCTCTAAATATGAATCAGAAGACTACACTGTAGCATCACAAGAATTGGCTTGTGTTGGTAATTCGTGTGAGTTATAGTCTATTATTAGAACAGCTATGAAGATACCATTCGATATATCGCAGAGTTTATTAGATAGATTGAACGATCTTTTTCCTGATAAACTACCGAGTAAGGTAGTATCTTCTACTGATCTAGCGTACCTCATGGGTCAAAGATCAGTAGTTGATAAACTAACAGACCTCTATAACGAAGAGACAAATCAAAATGTGTTTAGTGAATCCAGCTAGTGCACCCTCCACACCGATGGTTGCACCCCCACCTCCAACTCCTATGGCTCATGCGGCTATGAAAGAGACTCCCGATATTGAAGAGGGAAAACGTGAGGAAGTTAAAGAACAGGGAACAGGAAGAGAAAAGAAAAACACTGCTAAGATGAGAATCAAACCCACTAAAAGAAACAAAAAATCTGGACTCCAAATAGCAACTTAATATGCCACAACTAAACGGAAAGAAGTACGCCTATACCAAGAAGGGTAAAGAGCAGTACAAGAAAGACAAGAAGAAAAAATACACTCTATCTAGTGCTAAAAAGAAACTAGCTTCAATGGGTAGACGAGGGGATACTGAGCTTGAACACGTAAATAAAGATGAGCAACGTATGCTTAGACGTATGGGTTCTGCTCGTAGTAAAAACCCAAGAACAGGACTAACAGAAAATTTTAATATAGTAAGAGCAGTGCAATCGGCCTATGACCGTAATGTTAAACCTATAGCTAAAAAAGTAGAAACTGAAGTAAAAGCTCAACTTCCTGAAGGTTTAGATGCAGAAAATGTCGGAAATAAAATAGGAGGAGTAATAGAAGGAGGAGCTAAAGCGGCAGAATTTACAGCTAAAGAATTAGCAAAAATGCCAGTAAATATCGTTTACGGTTTAGCAGGTGAAACTAGTCCTTTTTTACAAGGAGGAGGAGGAAGTGGTAGTTCCTCTTCTACTACTACAACTAGTGCTAGTAGTGGAGGTGAAAGTGGATTCGGAGGAATGAAACGTAGGAAAAAACGAAAGAAGCCAGGAGAAGCAGAAGGAGATTCTCAAGGTCAAAATACACAAGGTGGTAAGATGTCCAAGAGAGGACTCAGAACTCCTAAAAGAACTGGACTTAATATTGTTAAAAAAAACTCAAGCTCAACTAGTTTAGGAATGTAATATGGAGTCAGTACAAGCCGTATCCATATCTGACCGAGGAACTACCAAGGGAGGATTTGTAGCACAGCAGTATTCGACCATGACAACTAGTAGAGAATCGTTTCTTAAACGTGCGAGAGAAGCAAGTAAACTCACGATTCCTACGTTAATACCAGAATCAGGTCACACCTATACATCAGACTATCCTACACCTTATCAGAGTATAGGAGCAAGAGGAGTAAACAACTTAGCATCCAAGATGTTAATGGCATTGTTACCTCCTAACAGTCCATTCTTTAGATTAATCATAGATGATTTTGATCTTGCTAATCTTATTGGTGAAGATAAACGAGGACCAGTAGAAGAAGGTCTAGCCAAGATTGAACGTGCGGCTTTGCATGAGATTGAAGCAGAGGCTATGCGTGTTCCAATCTACGAAGCACTAAAGCATTTGATTGTCGGTGGTAACGCTTTGTTACATCTACCTAACAAAGGTGTAATGAGAGTGTTTCATCTTGATAGTTACACAGTCAAACGAGATGTGCAAGGCAACATCTTAAAAATCATTGTAAAAGAAACTTTATCTGCCAAGACACTACCAGTTGAGTTACAAAAGTATGTAGATACTTCTGCTGAAGATACTTACAGAACTTATGATCTCTTTACGTGTATCAAGAGAGAAGAAAAGAAGTATGAAATATTTCAAGAAATACAAGGAAATCGTATAGAAGAAAGTAGTGGACAGTATCCACTAGACCAGTTACCCTGGATTCCTCTTAGATTTAATCGTATCGATAACGAAGACTACGGAAGAGGATTTGTAGAAGAGTATATTGGTGACTTAAAATCCGTTGAAGGTCTTAGCCAAGCTATCGTTGAAGGGTCAGCGGCGGCGGCAAAGGTGCTATTTTTAGTAAAGCCAAACGGAACTACTAAACTAAGAACTCTTGCAGAGTCACCGAATGGTGCTATTGTTGCAGGAGATGCTAATGATGTTAGCACACTACAATTAAATAAGTCAACAGACTTTCGTGTAGCTAACGAGATGTTACAGTATCTGACTAACAGACTACAGTTTGCCTTCTTAATGAACTCGTCTGTAGAACGACAGGCAGAACGAGTTACCGCAGAAGAGATCAGATACAAAGCACAAGAACTAGAGATGGCTCTTGGTGGTGTATATAGTGTACTCAGCCAGGAACTCCAAGTTCCTCTAGTTAAGCTGTTATTGGCACGACTTACCAAACAAGGTAAGATGCCAAAGTTTCCAAAGAACACTGTAAAGCCTGAGATTGTAACAGGTGTTGAAGCTCTAGGTCGTGGTCAAGATCTTAATAAACTAGCAACATTCCTACAATACTTACAACCTCTTGGTCAACAGATCATAGCCCAAGAGATGAACATTGGTGACTACATTGACAGACTTGGAGCTTCACTCGGTATAGACACAAGTGGTCTTATCAAGACTTCCGAAGAGAAGCAAATGGAAAAACAAATGATAGAACAACAACGACAACAGATGATGCAACAACAAATGATGCAAGATGTTGTTAAAGGTTCTGCACCTCCATTAGCAAAAACTATAGCACAAGACGTAGCAGGTAATCCTGAGATGCTTGAGCAGATGCAACAACAGTTACAACAAACACAGAATCAAAATGCCTAAAAGTAAAAACGATCCTGAAGGTAAAAAGATATATGCTTCGGATGAAACTAATAGAGCAGAAAAAGAAGAGAAGGCTCAAAAAGCGGCTAAAGAAAGATCAAAGAAACCTTTAGGTTTAAAAAAGGGTCAACGACTTCAGCTTACTAAAGGTTCTTCAGAAACTAAACCTGGATCTGGTATGAAAACCAAGACAGGTTCAACCCTTAAAAAACAAGGGTTGTCTGATGCGGCTATGAAACAAGTCACAGGTATTCTTAATCAGTACGCTAGAAAACCAAAAGGTACAGTCAAGAAAGGTGACATTAGAAAACGTCTAAAGAAAATGTCACGTACTCCTGGTGCTCGTGCAGGAGCAGGGGCATTAGCTGTAGCATCCATGATGATTAATGCTATTGACAAGGCAAAAGAAGAAAACAAAAAGTCAGTTAGAGTTGGTGGCATGACGTTTACTGTAAGTCCTCCTAAGTCAGGTGACAGACCTTCTACAAAAGATATGGTAGAAGAACAAAAGAAACAAGTTAAGAAGGCACGACAAAGAGTTTACGGAAGATAATGGCAACAGTAACATCAGCACGAGGTGACACACTAGAGGTCGAAGATACTCCTAAAAAGAAAACTAAACGTAAGCCTTCTAAAACTGCAAAAGAAGCCGCTGGTAAGATCCTTAAAGATATGGGAGTTACTAAAAAGGCTAGAGAAAAAGTTACTAAAAAACGTGCAATAAAACGTGCTAGTCAGGTAGGAGAGAAACGAGGTAAAGCTAAAGCGTATAAACGTAGTGGTGTAGTAGGTGGAGCACTTGCTTTAGCTGAGATGGGACGTAGAAAGCGTGAAGAGTATATGAACGCTAAAGAACAAGCTAAGTCAGAAGGACGGAAAACTTTTGATTTCATGGGTATGACATTTAAACTAAATAATTAATATGGTAGATAGTGTAAATATTAGTACTGGAGAAGAAGTTCCTACAGCAGGAACTACAGAACACTTAGAAGAAATGTTGGATGTAGCAGAAGCCGCAGAACATCCTGAAGTTTCTGACAAACCAGAATGGTTACCTTCTAAGTTTGACTCACCCGAAGATCTTGCTGAAGCATATCGACAACTAGAACAACGATTAGGTTCTGGTGAACATCTTGAAGAAGATGATAATGCTGTTTATGATGACGGTCCTGTAGAACTAGAAGAAGATCCTACAGAAATCTCTGAGTTCTTAGCAAGTAGAGATTTAGACTTTGATGCTTTTCAATCAGAGTATTTAGAAACTGGTGAACTTAGTGATGATGCGTATGAAGCATTAGCAAATGCAGGTATACCTCCATCACTTGTAGATTCCTGGCTTGCAGGTCAGCAAGCTGTAGGAGCACAACTAGAGATGACAGTGCATGATTCAGTAGGTGGTACAGAAAACTACAATGAATTAGTAAACTGGGCATCTGACAATTGGAGTCAAGATGAGATTGATGCTTTCAATGATTCTGTAGACTCACCTAATATAAACCAAGTTATGCTGGCTGTTAGAGGGTTGCAAGCTCAGTATAACCTTGCTAATGGCGACCCTGCCCTTTATTCTGGAGATGGTGGTTCTCCTTCAGTTGAAGGGTTTCAATCATTGAACCAAGTAACCGAAGCAATGAAAGACCCTCGTTATGCAGAAGATCCTGCGTATCGTAGACAAGTCGAACAGTTGCTGTATAATTCTGATGTTATATAATAGTTTTAAGAATTAGTCTCTGCCCTTTGCGAAGGATAACACTGAACGAAACTTACAACTAGAGTGTTTCACGGAATCCGATCTTTATTCTAACTTTACATTTTATAGGTAATAAATATGGCTACTAATTATAGTAACATTTCTAGGTCGGGTCAATCTAACGCTAGTGGTAGTACTCGTGAGTTATTTCTCAAGTTGTACGCAGGGGAAGTACTTACAGCGTTTCAGACCCGTAACGTGATGATGCCCATTCATCGAGTGCGTACAATTTCAAAAGGTAAGTCTGCACAGTTTCCTATGACAGGAAAGTTTCGTAATGCGTCTTATCATACTCCTGGTAATGAGATCACTCCTGCTACTACAAAGCAAGCAGAGAGAATTGTCTCTATTGATGATTTACTGATCAATGCTCAGTTTATCCCCAATATTGATGAAGCTATGACTCATTATGATATTAGGTCTATCTATACTCAAGAAGCAGGTTATGCTCTTGCCAAGGTAGCAGACCAAAATATCTTGAGAACTGCTATCAAATCCGGCCTTTGTGATAATGCTACTGTTGCAGGAACCGCAGGTATGATCCAACAATTCGATGCTTTCGATGACGAGGATTTTACTGATAATGTATTTATTGGTGGAGCTACAGGTTCTCCTGCGGCTGACGTTCAAGATCCTAAAGAATTAGCTCAAGCTATTATTGAAGCTAAAAGGATCTTAGAGAACAAAGCTGTTCCTGGTGATCCTGTTGTTGTTCTTCCTACTGACCTTTACTTTAATATGTTTAAGGTAAATGGTACAACTCCTTTGAACGATCTTGTTATCTTTAACAGGGACGTTGGAGGAACTGGAAGTCCTCTTACAGGCAACGTGCCTAGCATCATGGGTATGCCTTTGGTAGTTACTCCTCATCTTGGTAGTTTCAGTGGTTCTACTTGGACCAGCAACTTGTTCACTCAAAGTGGAGCAGGTGCTATCGCAGAAACTACTGATGCCGATCCATTAGGATCTGGTGAGTCTAATAGAGCAGGACAATATGACGTTCCTTTAGCCAGTGTTGCAACTGCTAGTATGGGAACTGATAATCTTTCTGATCTTGCCATGCGTGTAGTAGGTATGGTTATGACTCAAGATGCAGTCGCAACTGTCAAACTCATGGATCTCAGTGTTGAGTCCGAGTACCAAATCATTAGACAAGGTACTCTAACCGTATCGAAATACGCTATGGGACACAACGTATTGAGGCCT